AACTGTAAAATCTGTTACCAACACATCAGTAGGAGAAGTATAACTAATAACTCCTGAAGCTGGTACTGTAGGCATTGTTAAAGTTGGATAATTGCTAATACTAGGCATATCTGTTAGAACAGGAAGAATAGGAGCCTCTGGGAACCCTGTCATTCCAGAAGGATAATCACTCACTGTTAAAGATGGGGTAACAGAAGGCATTGTCTCCATTACTTCTTCTCTAAGAGATTCTATACTTGGAAAAGAAGGAATTGTAGTCATTGTCTGGGCAACATAGTCTGGGATTGTATCCATTGTGATATTAATCGCACTTCCTGATAAGGAAGGAAGAGTTGGGTCAGAAGGAGGAACGCTAACAGAGAAAGTGGGTATATTTGATTCAAAGTTAACTAGATAAGTCCCCGTAACTGTTGTTAAATGTGTTGCTATGGTATCTCTATAAGACTGACATAACCTCTTCATATCTAGGGAAGCCGCATAATAGAGAACTATATTCTCATATTCTACCAATACCCATGAATCAGTATTCTCATCAGTCTCTGGAGGAGCCGCGTAAACTATCACTCCTTTATCTCCACCAGCAGCCGATACCGCAGTCGTACTACTAGCACCAATGGCTGTGTAGCTCTGCGAAACACTACTATCATTGTAATCAGGAGCTGGTTTTATGTAAATCTTTCCTGAGAGCTTATAGAACTTGGGAAACATCTTTGTAGGCTTTAAGAGAGATGATGCTTCATCAAATATATGAATCCCTTTGTCTGATACTTCCTCAGCTATCCTCTTTTTCTTATTGTTATTAGCGTCTAAACCGTCATGTCTGTAAACGGCTAAAATCTTATCGTATGAAACTCCTGAACCTTCACTTATATCCACAGCACCTGTCTCTGCACTTGACCATCCGTTAACTTCAGTCTCAGATGCAATACTCCATAGGAACTTCTCAGGTAGAGAAGAAACTACAAATTTAGCACCTGCGTTGATAATGGGCACAAGGTTCCTACTCTTACTGGATTGACCAGTAATTATATTGACCTTCTCCCAAAGTTTCATTGCCATAAAAAAAAATCCTTATTTACTCATCAGGCTCAGAGCCTAGGAAAGAAAGGAGGGAAAAAATCCTAGGCCCCTCACCTAACGAGAGTCGTTAACCTTAACTCCAAACAGCGTGTGATTCGGGCATTTGAAACTCGAAACCAGCTTCAGTAAGAATCATATCAACACGTTTGTCAGTACCAGTGTTCTCTAGTGATTGCACTCCAACATAAATCGAGGTGTCCCGACTCATACCGTTGCCAACTAGAGGACGATACTTAACATTACTCATGTTAACACCAAGAATCTTAACTGCGCTTCTATCGAGAGCAATATTGCGAGTCACATTCATATCACCGAGGGGTGTGCTGATAGTCGTCATGTCAAGTCCCATTACCTTTTTGCGACCAGTAACAGCTAAGTCAGCTCTAAATTGGTCACTAACTTGGATGTTATTTTGGAAGTATCCACCCAGCTTATGTAGCCAGTTGTACACTTCTGTGTCACAAAAATACACGGTTGCTTTTTGACTATTATAACGAGGGTCAGTATATGCGCTCATGTCATCAAGAAAACTGTCAACAGTTTTGCCTTGAGCCCATGTGAATACGTTACCATAGTTAGTAATATAGTCTACTGCACCCTGTGTATGAGAAACTCCATCTCCGTCTGTGTATTGTGAACCAAACAGACCAGTCTGTTCGATTTCCCACTTATGCTCGATTAACTTATCTCTCCAAACACGTGCCCATTCGTTGGGTTCGTATTTGAGGACAGTTGCTCTTGCAGTATTGGTCATTCCAAATTCAGACCTAAAAATCTGAGTCTGTCCATAACCAGTACTGTAAGGGTTATCCTTCCATGTCGCATTGACAAGGGAGGAGCCCTCAGCATGAGAGTTACCTACAACATAACATCTCTTAGCTTCTAAATCGCTAGAGACTGTTTTGTTATAAGCTGTAAGCAATGGTGCATCTTCGAAATAAGAAGTTAACTCTCCACTAGCAGCCTTGATGACTGTAGCCTGTACGAGTTTAGCTTCTACACATCCTGCGAGCACCTGTGAACCACCAGTATTGGCGGTATTGGATATATCCAATTGAGCACCTACACCACCCGCGTCTATCTTAGCTAATACGTAACCGTTAATATCGGTTCCGCCTTCGGCTGTTCCAGATAGGTTTATCTGAATAACCTGATTAGGTAAGAAAAACTCGGGAGCTGTTCCTGCTGAACCAATAGCAATTGAGCTATTCGATTGGCCTGATACATTCTGAATGTTGCCAGCTGATTTATAATCAGTAGCCATCCAGACTTTAATCGTGTCGCCTACTGCGATAGCCGCAGGAGAGGAAGCCTTAACAGCTTGGAATAGAGCGTTATCAAATGAGTCACTACCGCTATTTGCGCGGTAACCAACAACATATGCGTAACGCTTCATCCATGATTGGCGTTTCTCGGTGAACTTGAACGACGGGTCATCAGTAGGTCTTTTCGCAACCTTTGAAACCAAACGGAAAAATGGTGTCTGGTCAATAGCCAGTTCACTAAACCTCTCAGCAAAGTTATATTTTCTCCGAAGGTCGCCAGTAGCAAGCGACGAGCCCTGAAATACACCGTATCCTTCATCCAAACCACTTGAATGTTTTAGAAACAAGCTATTAGATACAGGATAGGTGGCATCTGATTGTGCCATAGTTCTATCTCCTATGTAAGTCTACTTATATGGGGCTATCCGACCTGCTAGCCAAGTAGACGATTAATATTCTCGCCTTCTAGTAGCATGTCAAAAGTCGCATCATCAGGAGTTTTGTTGTCATGTTCCGAGGCTCCCGAGGAAGCTAGAGACTGAGGCATTTCCCTCATGTTTTGCATTTGTCTCCCAACCTCTTCCTGGGTGGAACGCTTGATGTTTTCTTCCCTATTTGTCCTATTTTTTAGATAGTATATATCTTCTAAATCAAGTTGTTTACTCTTAGCAAAAGTAACTAAGTCTCTCCACTCATCCTCATCTAGCTGATACTTTGACCTAAAATCGCTTTCTGAAGCAAGTTTAGCATTCTCAGCTTTCTGATTAGTGGCGTAACTAGATAGTCTCTTTTGCACCAACCCATCAATGGTTGCATTAAGTACCCTAGCTGAATCAGAATTAGGGTCATCAAACGCGTCCGTACTGTCGAAACTGAAGTCTTCTCCTAGATTAAGATTTTCTCTCATGCTAGTAGGGGCGTTCCCACCACCCTCAAAATAACCTCTTACGTGTTGGATTAAATTGGGGTCTTCACGCATAGCGTCCAATATCGGTACATATGGCTCAAGTTCTCCTAATCGAGAGTTCAATCTCTTGGCCTCTCTACTTGAAGCGGAATACCGATTCTGCAGGTTACCTACATCCGTGTTATTAGGTGTATTACCCGCGCTACTTACATCAGGGCTCACTTCAGCTTTGTTATCAGCTGGCATTTCAGAGGTTGGCTGTGTAATTTCATCATCGTAGATAGCACTATTAACTGATTTATCCAAAGCATCGAAAAATGCTTGAGAATCATCACTTCTTTGTGCTTCTTCTGGCATATTAAGAATGTCAACATCAGGGGACTCTTGTTGAGTGTTGCCTGGTTGTGTATCTGCCATAATTATTGTTCTCCTTTAATTTGTCGGTAATTTATGAAACTGGAAGGCATTAATACAACCATTATTCTGCCTTGTTGTCATCTTTTGCTTTATCCAATTCCCTTCTCAAATCTTTCCTAAAATTACTCATTTCTCCTTCCATTAGACCCCTCATCATCCTTTGCTGGGCCTCAGTCTGGAGAACATCCTTCTTAGTTTCTACTTCTGCTGTCTTAATTTTATCTTTTATACCCGCTTGTACTAACTGACGCTCAAGAGTCTCAATAGTTCCCTCTTTATCCTTTAAAGCTTCTTGAACTTGCTCTAATTGAGATGATAATTGAGAATATAGTGACTTCCTGGCAGCTATTTGTTTCTTCCCTCGGATATCTGTTTCAGCTAACATAGCTATATCATCTATTAATCCAGCCTGGAACCATCTGAAATACTCTTCTATAAGAGCCCACCTGTTAAGAGGCATTGAAGCTCCAGCTACTATTCTTATATCAAATCTAGCTGTTTCATAGTCCATCCACTTTCCAATAGCTTTACCATAATCATTAAAGATAGGAATGTTAATCTCAACATCCTTCTCCTGGGCTTCAGAAATAGATTGACCAGCTTCTGGCTGAACAATCCTAAATACCTTGTTAGTTGTATAAGTTTTCTGAGCGACCTCTTTGAATACTCTACCTAAATGTTCTAGACACGGTTCTACAATAGATTGCATCCATGCCTTAATTCTTCGTGTTCCATATTCATCATTAGCTAAGAGACCCCTATAAGTCTCTGGCTGTTCTTTGGTATTACCCATCATAGAGGAATAAATACCACTAATATACTCTACATCCTGTTTCCCCTCTTGAGTAATGGTATAAAAAGCATTATTGATAGCCGCTGGCTGAACTGGGGTTGGAGGGGTGAAGCCTTGCCTGTATTTGAGAAGAGCACCCGCAGAAGAAGAATATTGCTCCCATTCATCCTCTGGGACTGAACCTTCCTCATAAAGCCACCTCAGGTTAGAAGCAAGGTTCGCATTATGAATCATAATCTGGTGAGCCTTGTTAATCTCCTGTTGTTTCCCTATTAGAGGTACAACCGCTGACATTGGGTATGGAGTTCCAGTGTACATATACGGGACTGGAATGATATTATACTCAGGAATAGGAAGAATATACTCGTACAGGAATGTTTCTTCTCCCAAACTACAGGTCAGTTTAATCCTACTTTGATGGAATTTATTAGCCTGGATGATAGTTTCTGCTATATCCTCATTCTCCATCAGAATTTTATATTCTTTCTCACTTACAATACTTGTTTCAGTCCTAGTAGCGGCTTCCTGCATTTCAGACATAAGTTGTTGCTTAACTTGCTCAATAGACATTTGCATCTCTTTTAGAGACTTTTGTTTCTCTAATTCAGCTCTCTCTGGGATAATCTCCCCAGACTGGAGAGCCTGGTCTAAAGAAGCAACCGTTTCAGCCATCTTGACTTGAGCTTCCGCTGTGAACTCTTTTATCTTTACTTCTACCGTTTGTTTAATCTGTTCCATCTCTTCTTCAGATGGGGGAACAAGAATCAACAGATTATAAAAAGGAACTTTAATTTTCTTATAACACTCAAAAAATGGTACTATCTCATCATCTTCTCCTGACTCCGTAAAAGTACCACCTATATCCTCTTGAATAACACTATCCCTGTCCCTGAAATCAGTAGTTGAATAGCTCATCATATCAGAAGGGGCAGACGCTTTATCAATTTTAGCCTTATAATCTGGTAATACAGCCTTTAACTGAGTCTTAGATAGATTCTTCCTAATCATAATGAAAGAAGCGTCCCTAAAGAGAAAATCTCTACTCATTGGGTCT